AAAGGTACCTTTGATCAATTGAGCCTTTGTCATGTCACGTACGTCCTTACCTTCCGTACTATCAGCTAATTCTTTCTCAGTAGATAATAGTCCTAGACTGTCTAATATAAACAGCATAGGTGGTCTTGACTCCTCAGGAGTATTTGCATACATATCGATAGTCTTCAATGCATGTGTTCTAAATTTTTGAATTGTATCAGGTTCTGATATAATAATGCGAGATGTATCAATACCTCGTTCTTCCATCATTTGTTTAGTAACAGCTGCTTCTGTATCATAGTAAACGATACCACCGGTCGGATTGTCTTGCAAGAATTGTTTTGCAACACCTAAGACGAAAAACGTTTTCCCCGTCGCGGTTTCACCGGCAAAGGCAGTAACCTTGTTATCGGGTACGCCGCCATATATAGAACCAGAAAGAATAGCGTTAAGCATATAAGACCCAGTGTCAATAGTACCGCCGTACTCAGAAGCACCTTGTCCATCAGCCATGATACTTGTATCTTCATCCTTCATGTCCTCTACGAGGTCTCTGAAAAAATTAACTTTTGCACTTTCGTTCATATTTATAATACCTTTTCTCACGTTCTCGATTTATACTTAATATTAATTTGCAGTCAACATCCTAATTAACTCTTATATAATATAGTTAACTTATCTCTAAACTGCTCTACTTTGTTATGCCTGTCAGGCCATAGTATATATTCTTTTTCTGGATTTTTTTGAAGATTGTTTAATAAAGGCATTACTGCATTAAACAAAGCATCCATTTTTGCCTGAACTGTGTTAACAGTGCTTGAAGCATCAGCGGCTTTAGCTGAAGCTGTAGTAACAGCTTCTAATTCACCTTCATCAACTGCTGTAAACCCAAAATCAAAATCTTCTAAATTAATTTCTGTTTTTGTCAATTTATGACCTCCTATTTCCAAAAGTCTTCTAATGTAGCAATAATCTCAGTTTTCAAACCGGCTGAATGAGCAATAGATTCTATCGGCTCAAGGAAAGACTTTTCGAATTGTTTATCGTAGTCTACATATTTATCCAGTCCGAATTGTTTAGGTAGTGTTTTTGGACATGCAATTACATGTTCCCTAGCTGGATTAGGTAACTTTAAATATGAAAACTTTATTTTATCACCATTACGAACATAGTCATATTGGTTTACTAAATTTTTATCATTGATTAGATTATTATATGTAATTGAACCTCTAACATGAATAGGACATCCTTTCTTGACTTGAAGTGTATTTTGGTATTTATCATACCATTTTGTTATATCAGATACCCCTCGAGGGAAAGCAATATCTTCAAAAGGTAAATCAAAAAACTCTTTTCTAAAGTTTGCAATAAACTCTATGAGGCGTGCTTCATTCTCGTTGAGCATTATCCTCAACGCAGAATTAATAGCCACTCTACATACTTTTGGAGTCGACGACCTAACTGATTCAATACCCATAATCTTAAGTTGTGACTGATCTGTGAATCTGTTTCCTTCTAAGTCCCACACATTAAGAGCATAATGCTTCTTTGCTACCCATATACCTTTATCAGCTATCACCTCTCTCTTCATTACCATTTTCTGAGCATAAGCATTAGTATAGTCAGCAAGCTCTTGATACCATTTCTCAAAAAGAGGATCTATAGTTTTTTCTACAAACTCGTTTAAGAATTCGACATTCTCTTCTGTAGACTTTTCCGGATCTATCAACCGTTTGAATGTGACATAAGCAGAATCAGTATCGATAGCTATGACATAATCTTCATCAGTACCAAACATATCGTTCAAGTACTCGTTAAACTTTTTTTCAATCCAACGAATAGATAATTGACCAGACACAGTAATTGCTTCAGCATGTTCCATCTTAAACCATCTGAAGTAAGGATTAGCTAAAGCACCATAAGCAGAATTAAGTTGAATCTTCTTAGCCATTTGCATATTATGCATTGCAGTCGTTTCATTCAAAACTTTATTGTAATTAGGGTCGTCTTTATCTAATGTCCGTAATTTCTTTTGTGCTGCTTTTTTTCTGTCATTAAACTTAACACGGTCTTGATAGATTCTATCCATCAATGTAGGTAAGAAGCCTCTGAAGTCTTTACTATACATTGCACCAGAACCACCTATCGTAAATTCATCATGGTCAATGTCACTGTATGCACCGTTAAGTATTTCATCCACAGAAGTTCTATGTTTAGATATTCCTTTGTATGTTTCAGGTGAAATATTATATTGCATAATCAGATGAGGATACAAGCTATTCAAATCGAAACTAACAATCCAGTCTTGCATGCCACGTTGAGGATCTTTAACATACCCACCAACATTTGGTCGTTCCTTTACATGCTTACCAACGCGAGGAACAACTATATTTTTGTCCATCAGATAATTATGTATTATTACATCCCAAAGACGTACTGATGTGAATGCATCGTTAAGATTAACTTTAGCATCATAAGCAATAGCATACATCAACTCTAGTAGTTTCATCTTATCATCAAGACGTTTAACAAGTAGAACATCTTTAATATTATATTCAATAAACTTTTGAAAGTTATTCTTATACAGTCCCATCAGTCCATCATATTCACTATAATCTAATTTGCTTTCACCAAGTTCAACATGAGCAATATTATCTAACGAATAACTTTCTTGTTGAGAATATGTAAACTTTTTATAGGCGGCAAGATAATCAATACTATTGATACCAATAATATCCCATCCTTTATGGCCAGTCATAGCTTCTATTCGACTATTTTGATCTAACATTTTCCAGGGTGAAAGATTCTTAGTTTTACTTTCCCCTATAATATTATTACATCTATTGATTAGATATGGTATGTCAAATGATTCAGTGTTCCAACCGGTGACTACATCAATCTGCATTTTAGACCACGTGTCAACAAACCTATCTAACAGATCATGTTCATTTTCACATTTGATATAAAAATGATTATCTTCTTGGGGTTTAAATTCGCCACACCCCCATACCACAACAGAAGAACCATATGCTATAGCGATAGCTGTAATAGGTTTAGGAGCAGTTTCTATATCTGGAAATCCTTCATCAGCAGCGACCTCAATATCTATTACTGCTACTTTAATTTCTTTAGGATCATAGTCGACAGTACTGGGATAATTGGTATACAAATAATCATAGTAAATGTAATGCCAGGATCTAGCTGTTTGTAGTCCATATTGATTAAAATTCTCAATGCCATCATGCTTATCGCGAAAAGACATAATGCTTCTTAGATTTTGAAAGTCTAAACGCCTAACAGATTTACCATCGATAGATTTGATGTCGCTTTGGCCGGTATGGTCATCGACATATAGATGAGGCTTGACAGGTACACGAGATTTAAATCGCTTCCCGTCTTGATAGCCTATAACTAACAGATCATTACGATCTAAACTAACGTTCGTCCAAAAATAACTCATAATATAATATAGCTTATATGCGTGTTAAAGACAACACTTTTTAAAATTTAAAATCATGTGTGAGAAATAAAGCGGCTAAAATAAGACTTGTACTTCCACTCTAAAAATAATACTTTCTTTATCGAAGGGTGGTGTTAAGGGTGGTGTTATCGTGCCCCTAAGTTCAACATCATTAATAGCACAGCTGCTTACCAATAAAGCAAAAGCAATTACTGTTATCCCTCGTAAATAAGGGGGCCACTGCAGTAGCCCCCTCTTGTCTACTTCTAGGAACAGATCACCTCCATTGTTAGACGGCCCTCATTCTTTGGACCAACCGCGTTGCGCGTATTTTAACTTGCTGATACCATTTACTGTCAATCATTTCATTAGCTGCTACATTCCAGTCTCTAGTATCAACTCCTTTCTTCATGCCTTTGAATTTGCTCAATCTGGTATACCCCATATTGAACATCATGTTGGCTATAATTTGTTGTGCTTCTTCTGGCAACTCATCAAAGTCATTATATAGTTTATGACAGTCTTCTATTACAGATGTTACATCTTGTTCGAAACATTCTGCGACTCTTTCTTCAGAGACGGCTGTTCCAGTCAACAATCCATTTTCTGGATCATCAGGAATAACAAGATGGCCAATCCCAAAAGTAGGATAACCAAGATGGTCAAGGTAAATCTTATACCTTATGCCTTCATCTACTTCCAGTTGTGTTCTTAGTTTTTCTAGGTTCATTGGATTATGCATATCTCATGTTTTTAGGGGGACCAGCATCTTTATCAACTTCATTTAGCAATGTAGCTGAATCTTTCTCTTGTGCGGTGTGCCCCTCTGTTGTATTAATATTTATTTTTTTAGGCCTTAGTTCTTCTGGTATAATTTTTTCCAGACGAATTACAAGTAGTCCATCTGTGAGGGATGCTTCAACGACTTCCGTGTAGTCTTCAAGGTGCCAGACGCGCCTAAAGCTCCTGCTAGCGATACCTCTGTGGGCGTAACCTTCGTTTGGCTTTTGTTCTTTGGTGCCTTCAACAGTGATTGTGTTATTTTTATACTCAACATTTAACTCCTTTTCTTTAAAACCGGCTACTGCGATTTCAATATCAAACTTACTGTCGCTGTGACGAATGATATTATATGGAGGGTACGTCGACGTTTGAGCATTTTCTCCGGCGATTGAATTCAATCGGTTGAAGAGCTGATCAAAGCCTACTGTACGTGAAAAAATTGGGTCGAAGTCGAATGGTGTTCCGAGTGTCATTGTTATATTCTCCTTAATTAAGCGAGTTTGCTTTTGTGTTAATAGTTTCTAG